GGCTTTCCGGTGGAATAGCCGTAGGCCATTGACTTAGAATATCTAAGTAATAAGGAATTGGACCGACAGTATTAGCCATTTCTAATACTTATATTCCAATATAACTTATTAGACTATAATAGGAGTAGCTTCTGGTTGTATCCAGTATTGGTATGCAATTGTAGCTTGTTGGGTTACAATTTCACCAGCTTGAGTAACATCCAAATTGTATGCACCAACTCTTGTACAATATGCGCCTACTAAATTGTAAAATCTTAAAATCTGTCCACCTTTGCCCATAAGAGCAAGACCAACACTTCCAAGATCTTTTACTTCATATGCACCCGTACTTGTTGCATCATCGAATGTTCCGCGAGTCCAGAGTTCAAGCTTTTGTCTAATAGCCAAATCTTGTGGCATTCTGAATGTTATATTCCATCCATCGCTTCCGGGATAACTTGCTGTACCGGGAACATTGAATTGCAATCCCATAAAAGGAACTGGAACGTTTTTAATTGCACGATCTGGAAGTTGTGTTGTTGTAATGTAAACCAAATCGGTTTGGTCGAATACAATGTTTGTTGCTCCAGATGTAATATAAAGAACTCGGAATAGATTGGTTCTTGCAAAATCTTTATTTATTGCATTTTGAAAGAAACTGTTGATGTCTTGATTTTGGAATAAGTTTGCCATATTGTTATTTATCCTTTAATAATCTCGTTGAAATCAACACCTGTTCTTGTTGCAATGAAGTCTGCCAATATGAACTCAGCAGTTCTGACTGGTTGAATATATATTGACAATTTCAGTTCATTGTTATCAATAACGTCTGGTGTGTTATTTCTTTCGTCGCAGACGATTCTATAATCGTACAAGCCATCGTTATTTTTAGCTTGATTGAATATAGGAGCCAAGGCATTTGCAAGTCTTGTTCTTGTTGTGTATGTATTTGGTTCGAATACATAGAATTTCAACAGACTCTTTGTTGCTTTCTCAAGTGTTAAGAAGAGTCTTCTTACATTGATTCTGTCAAATGCCGATGGTTTTGTATACAAGGTTTTTTGTCCAAATACTACAAATCCATCACCGGGAAAGAAAGCTATCGGATTTATATTGATTCTATAAAGCAGATCTCTTTGCTTTTGTGTTGGATTTACACCCACATCAATAACATTCGACAATACGCCTCTGTTGAAACCTGCTGGTGCTATCCAAGGATATGCTGTTTGTGACGTTGTTGCAAAGACTGCTGCAACATATCCTGAAGCAGGAACCCAAACTTGGCTACTAGAAGCTGTATCATTTGTTTTGAGCCAGTTTCCATATACTGTAGCATAGCTTGATACATTCGAAGCATACAGATTTTTAAGAGGCCAATATATATCTTGAGAAAAAACATAATTTCTATCTCTGGATATTTTGGAATCCGATCCTTGTACAAAAATGTATTTGAGAGGATCGGCAATAAATACGTGGTCTTTTCTTGTTCTATTTGCAAAACTGATGAATTGTGATGCAATATCTTGATAAATGTTTACGATTCCACCAACTGGACCATTAGTTTGTGCTTTTAGTTCAGTTATATCAACATTGTAGGTTTCGTCAAATATTTTTGGATTTGCAGGAAGTTGATTTCCGTAATTGGCATCTTGCCAACGTTTAGTTGCACCTACCCAAACAGTGCCCAAGCCAGCTTCTGCCACTACATCCAAATCTATATCTAAATTATCAATTTGGTTGAGTATTCTTTGAAGTTTTGCGGGAACATTACCAACATCACCTGCTATTGTACTTGTATCTGAAACATAAACACCTTTAGAATAGAGGTTTTTAGCATCTGGTAAAAGTCTTACTGTTCTTGTTGATTGTAATGCGTTATTAGAATTTGTAGTATATCCCCAATTTCCTCTTTTAGAGATATAAGGATTTGTAATAACTTTTACATTAGAAGAGGATTGATTTACAACATTATCCAAGAAGAAAGTTACATCTGGTCCACCATTTGGATCGTTTTGAGTACTATTATAGTATAATGATCCAGTGTGACCTTCTACTGTAACAGAATCAAGAACGACTGTATTTTGTCCATATATGGAATTGCGAATCTTGAATACCATTAATGTCAAAGCATCATTATAAAATGGAGAAGCAAAATCGTAGTTTCTTGGGAATTGCTCTATAATTTGAGAAATACTTGTTCCAGCAGCAGAGAATGCTTGAGTTAAAGAGAAATTCAATCTGGAACTTGGAACGTCAACAAATGTTTGATAATTTCCATTTACGACTGTGTTTACAGCCTTAACACCTGTTACCGATACGAAATCAGAAGCAGGATTGTTTTCAGAGTTGTCTGCAAAAACAACATAAACACCTTCGTACTTGTTATTGACTGTTGTTTTTGATGAGTCTAAAACTATGATACCAGCTTTTTTAATATCTTCAAAACTTTCTATTGCTGTTGAATATGTAGAAGGAGTATCATTCCATACTACATTATTTTCAACCAAACTCAGATATTGATCGTCTGTCAGTAAAATTGATTTTGGAGGAAGTAACTTGAAAGCGGATGCTGTTGCATATGAATTACCACTTCCATCTGCTGAAATAGGATATACAAGTGCAGTATGTTGGTTTGTAAATCCTTCTCCAGAACCCGAACCATATGGCATTCTTGTTACCAAAAGATTTGCAGGTGATTGTGTCAAAATTTGACGAGCAGTGTGATAAAAATAACGCTCTGCTGCATTTGTAGGTGTTCCAAATACATCTTCGAATTCAGATAAACTTCCCACATTAATAAGTTCATCGGTTGGTCCTTGACTTGCGAATCCAGTAATAAAAGTGTTTGTTCCTACTGATGGTCTTGCTACAAGACTAAGATCTACTTCATTGATTTCTACACCGGGTGATGCTATTGTTCTAGTTGCCATAATTTATAATACTATTTACCTTTCTTTTATATCGATTTGATTAATATTTTTTCTTTCGATATTTTTCTTCTACAGTATAATTATATTATATATGAACAATTTTGACACAATTATTGGGAAAAAAACAAAAGAACTTCTTGAATATGCTGCTAATCCTGCAATAAAACAGGCAGTGGATAATATAGAAAAGGCACTTAAAGTGAGTGGACAAGTAAGTTCCAATCCAAATTCAAAAGCATTGGCAGATGAATTGTTTCATGTTTCAAAAGACGAAGAAAACCCTTTACAGAGTGCTTTCAATAAAATAAAAGAAGATCCAGAAAATCCAAAATTAACTCCTGTAGAATTACAAGCATATTTAAATATAGCCAAAAGATTAAATCCAGAAAAAGAAGAAGAAAATAAAACTACAAAACAAACAAACCAACCAACCACACAGAATCAACAAAAAACAACGACAACAACATCACAGCAACCAAATGCCAAGCAATATAATCCTTTAAATCAGGCAACCGCTTAAAATAAGTATTGTATGTGAGTAAGAAGTCTCGCTCAAAAAAATCTTTAGTGACGAAGAACGTAGAAACAAATCCTAAAGATAATTCTCCTTATGTTTGGCAAAGAAATAAAATCGATTTCGAATTTGGAATTAGAGAGTTACCTTGGACTGAAAATCAAAAAAAGTTGATAGAATTGATACTAGATAAAAAGAATAAATGCATTTTTATTGAAGGTCCTGCGGGTGTGTCCAAAACTAGCACTGCTGTATATGCAGGATTGCAGTTACTAAAGCAAAAAAAAGTTTCTGATATAATATTTGTCAGAAGTGCTGTAGAAAGTGCGGATAGTAAAATAGGTTATTTGCCGGGCACTATTGATGAAAAATTCGAAGCATACATGGCTCCTTTTGTTGAAAAAATGGAAGAGTTTCTGGATGCACCAACCATTAAGAGATTACACGCAGATTCCAGAGTAAATGCAATGCCTGTAAATTATATAAGAGGATTGCATTGGCCAGCCAAGTGTATTATTGTCGATGAATGTCAAAATATAACATTTCGAGAATTGATAACAACTATAACAAGATTGGGAGAATTTTCGAAAATTATTTTATTGGGAGATCCTTATCAATCGGATCTTCCTGCAAACAAATCCAAAGGATTTGAAAAAATTATAAATATGTTTTCAAACCAAGAAAGTAAAGATCACGGAATACAGACATTTAAATTTACAAAGGACGATATTGTAAGATCGGAATTTGTGAAGTTTATTGTATCAAAATTAGAAGAACATTCTGACAAATTAAAGAATATAGACTAAATAGCTTTATGGATAATAATACTCCTTCATATAATACAGTAACAAACAGACCTATAAGCTGCACTTTTTGCGGAGCACAAGTAAATGGCCAAGTCACAAAAATACAAAACCAACTTACAAAAGAAGTAGAAAATATTTGTAAATGGATTTGTTATAGATGTGGAAATTTAGTAAAAATGGGAAAAGTCGATTGAAATGGATTTAAACAAAACTTTACAAGAATCTTTAGATGGATTGTGGGGTAATCGGTCATACGGAGGAACAAGCGAACTTCCCAGAAAAGATTATCAACCATATTCTGCAAGTTCTGGTTACTCTTATCCATACCAACAAGGAGGAAATACTATGTTTCCTCCGACAAGCCCTGATCCTCAGAATACTCTTTCTGTTCCTTGGCCAATGGGAAATGTAACAGAAGATTTAGCAGATGGCTTTGTTTATATTCTTTCAGCATTAAAAAAAATGGAAAGATGTTTAAATGAGAATCCATCTTTAAAACCAAAACAAAAAAAGATTTTAAAAAAATATATAAAATTTTTAAAAGCTGCTCTTTATATAGTTAAAAAAATAGGAAAAAGCGTTATAAATTCTGTAAATCTAGCAAAGGATTTGCCTCCACAATCGCCCACAAATTCTTAAAAAAGTTCTTTACATTACCAGTAAAATAACCGATAATGTTTACATGAAAATTAAAAAAGAACTGTCTTTACTTATAAAGTCTACAACCACTGTTATCTTAACATCCACTTTGGTTTCTCTTGGTGTATGGATGCTTTCTGGCAACTATATTGCCGCTTTTCTGTTGGCATTTAGTATTCAATATATTCTATTTGGTTTTATTGGAAATTTGGTAAACAATTACTACACACAAATAACAAAACAAAAAGAACTGGATAAGCTGGAACAGTTGTCTACTATTTTG